GAAGCAGACATTCAATACATGGCAGAAGGTGCTGGGCAAGAATTAGCTTTAGGATCACTATACTCAACATCATCTATTAAAACACCCCGTAAACGGGTCAGGATGGCTCTAGAAGCGGCTGCAAAATTTAACATGGCAGTTAGAGCACCATTTACAATAATTGAAATTTAGAGTATAATTAAATATATGGACATTAATAATCTTAAGCCAGAAAATTATAACATGGCTATGGATTTAAGAGGAACACCAACTCATGTTTGTCCTTGTGGATGTTTTATATGGAATCTAAAAGTAATCTTTGAAGATTTTGATATTGCAACATATTTTTTAGATATGGAATGTGCAAACTGTGGTAGTTTAGCAACGGCTCCCACCCCAACAGACAGGTAAAAAATGAGAAAATCAGAAAGATTACGATTGTTAGAAATGCAAATAATCAAACTAGAGTTTGAGATAGATTTATTAAACAACATGCTTGCTGCATTATTAGAGGCAAACAATTTACCACAACCTCAATTAGACGCTGGTAAATGGTATCAGAGACGGATAGATAGAAACTCTTGACAGATTTGGGTATGTTTTAGTAAAATGTACCTATGAATAAAAAACTAATAACTGCAATATCAATACTATCACTAACACTATCTACTACATTTATTGCTGTAGAGGCGAAAGCTAATCAAGTACCCTCAACAATAGCAATTCTGGACACTGCATTAGACACTTCTCTACCAATTTTTAAAGATAAAATTGTATATGAAGTTTGTGTTTTAGAATTGGCCTCATGTCCAAATGGACAAAAGTTTATGGAAGGTCCAGGATCTACTGTACTTCCATTTGATATTATTTCTAAAAATGGTTTTGATCACGGAACACAAATGGCATCAGTTGCAGTAGCAACTAATCCAAATATTAAAATTGTTTTTGTAAGAATTATTGGAAACAATCCATCTGGCTCAAGACAATCAACTGGCGAAACTGGTGTTTCTTTAGCATTAAAATGGGTATTAGATAATAAATCTCGTTTTAATATACAGAGCGTTGCAATGTCTCAATCAAATCATGCAATACTAACAACATTAACAGACTATTGCCCTACAACACCAATGTTGCGTGGAGTAATATCTTCATTAGTTTCTTCAGGCACACCAGTGTTTTTTCCAGCAGGAAACAACAGAGACCTTTCAAGGTTATCTTGGCCAGCATGTATTAACGATTCGATATCAGTTGGAATGGCAGACCAGTATGAGCAAATAGATAACTTTTCTAACTTTGATAAAGATAGATTAGACTTTTATGCTCTTGGAAATATGAAAGTTGCGGTTCCAGGAGGTTCTGTAAAAAATGCAGCAGGGTCATCAATTTCTACGCAAGTTGCTGCTGCTACATGGGCTGGAATTAAAAGTTCAAATCCTTCTTTAACTTATCAACAAGTTTTAGATATGCTAAATAATGCTTCAAAGCCAATCCGTGGTGCTAGGGGGCAATATGGTAAACTTATCTCTAGTGCCCCTATTGAAATTGCACCAAGTGCTCCAATAGTAACAAAACCAGTCGCTCCAGTAACTAAAACTGCAGAGCAATTGGCTGCCGAAGCAAAGGCTGCTCTTACAATTGAGGCTAACAAAGCAATTTCAGAGGCGGAAGCAAGATACCAAGCTGAAGTTAAACTGGCTGCAGATAAACTGGCTGCAATTAAATTGGAGTGGGCTAAAAAAATAAATGGCTAACATGACAGTGCTAGAAGAAATAATTAAAGAAATCGGTGAGGAGTTGTACCAGAAATGGTACAACGCCCTTGCAATAGAAGACAGAACAGAAGAATCTTCTAAGGCTATGTCTATAAATGCTGGAGAAACAACATTTTGGGTAGTTCAAACATTTATGAATAAATTTAATGCAGCAGCAGAGGAACTAAAAGACAAATAATGCTAGAAATAAATGACGAAAATTTTGATAAAATATTAACTCTTCATAATGTTTTAGTTGTTGATTTTTGGGCAACATGGTGTAGGCCATGTAAAATGTTTTCTCCTATTTTAGAGGAAATTTCTAAAGAAAATAATATTTGGATTGCCAAAATAGATGTAGATCAAAATCCAATACAGGCTTCAAAATACAGCATAACCTCAGTTCCAACAACAATTATATTTGAAAATGGTAAAGAGGTTAAAAAAATACTTGGCGCAAAACCTAAACATCAAATGATTGAGGAGTTAAGTAAATGGCTATAGATTTTTTAGATGTTCAATCTTGGTATGAGTATGGTCGTGAAAAAAATTGGGTATCAGAGGTATTTTGCGACACACATGAAGGACCACCACTTTCTGATGAAGAAATGGAAGAATGGGAAGAGGGCGGAGATCCTTGTAGCTTTCATGTAAAACTTTGGGATCAATAAAGACAACAAATTGCTTGGTTAAACGTTTATATATATGGGTGTACACCCAAAATAGAATTCCATTTTGTAAAAAAATGGATAAAAAGGAGAAATAAAAACATGAAGTCATTAAAAAAGATTGCCGTTGCTTCGGCTGCAGCCCTAGCATTACTAGGCATTCAATCAATTAATGCATCAGCAGCACCGTTAGCAGTAACAGTTGCTGGTTCAGCAAATACTACAACATCTACAGCGCCTGCGACTGCGAACGTTCCAGCCGACAACACAGTAGATTCAGCAGATGCCATTGCTCTAGCAGCAACAGCAGATACTGGAACTGTAGTTACATTTACAGCAACAGGTGGCGTTAAGCTAGTCACAGCTTTAAGCGCAACAAATGCAGTAGTTAGTTCTTCTGCAGGTTCAACGTCGTATTCAGTAACTTCTGCAGGATCTGCAGTAACTGTTTATGCATTCACAACATCAACAGCAACAGGTTCAGTTACAATTGTAAATGGATCTTACTCTACAGTTGTTTTTGTTAAAGGAATTGCAGGTTCTGTATCAAACGTCGGAGTTTCAGTACCAACTTCAGTGGCAGTAGGAACCATTCCAGCAATTACAGTAAGCACAACAGACGTGTTTGGAAACGCAGTTTCTGATACCGTAACAGCAACATTAATTGGTGGAACTTGGGCAGATGGCTCAATTTCTAAACAAATTGTAACATCTACTGCAGCTCAGGTTGCAGCGGATTCTACATTAATTTTAGGATCTAAAAAAGAGAATACTTCAGTTGCAACAATTGGTAATGTAACAATTGCAGTAACTGGTGCGACAACAGCAACAGCAGTCACTGGACTAAAAGTTCCAGTAAAAGCCGTAGTTGCGTCATACACAGTTACCGATTTAAATGGCACAATTGCACAACTTCAATCTCAAATTAGCTCATTGTCAGCAGATTTAAATTCAGCAAAAGCTGACGCTGCTTCAAAACAATTAGTTATTGATTCCGCAACAGCAGCAAAAATTATTGCTGATGCAGCAGCAATTAAGGAAAAGGCTGATTATAATAAATTAGCTACAGCCTGGAATAAGGCATTTCCTAAAAAGAAGGTTGCTTTAAAGAAGTAAATTCTTTAAATAAGGGGCAAGGGAAACCTTGCCCTTTTTTTATTTAAATGGTAGAATATATATGTGGAGTACATTGAAGATCAAATAAGAGAAAAAATATTAAACGAAATTAAATATTTAGAGTTACCATATGAATGGAAACCTAACGAAGTAATTAATTATATATATAATAAATTAAGTAGAGGTAAAATTAATGAATAGTAAAAAAAGAAGTGTTTATAAATCAATTACATGGCCAGCAGTACATATTTTGTTTGTTGGTACATTAGTATATTTATTTGAAAAAGCTATTACTGGCGAAGCACATTGGGAATATGCTGGTTCATTTGCAATAATTTATACAGCATGTGAAATGATTGGCTTTTTCTTACACGAAAGAGCATGGGAAAAATTTGGAAAAAGAGTAAAGTGAGTTTAGTATTAAAGTCAGAAAATCCATTAGTTCATAGTATGTGTGAAAAAAATGATTGTGAAAATAAAGCAACAAGAATTATTAAAGATTTAAATCTTTATAGCTGGGTGTGTGAAGAATGCTATGGAAAATATAGGCCTTGATAAAAAATATAAATAATAAAATTTATATAATTGAGGGATATATATCTAAAAGTACATCAGATTTTTTAACAGAAACATTTAATAGTACTACATCAGATGCACCAGATTACCAGATAAAAGGTGGTCCGTCTTTAAGTCCAGAAAATGGATATACTTTTAAATGTGGTAATCCTATTAAAAGCTACCAAGATGATAATAATTACAATATTGGAATAGACATTTTGACAATGTTATGTAATTCAATGTCAAACACAATTTCAGACTTTTTAGATACAAAAATGGATATTAAAACAATGTTTTATGGGTTAATGCTAGAAGGTTCTGAAATGAAGACGCATACAGATAATTACATTACACCTAATGACCCAGAAAGTATTAGAAAAAATTCAAAAGACGATTGGTCTGGGCTTCTTTATCTTAACGATGATTATGAAGGTGGGCTTTTAGAGTTTCCCCAAGAAAATTTTTCAATAAAACCAAAACCTGGAACCTTTATTTTTTTTAAAGGGGATCATGATTTACCACATCAGGTGTCAAAAATTGAAAAAGGGCATAGAAACGTAATAATATCATTTTTTTGGCCTATAGAATATCGTGGCCTAGATACTGTTTTGGGCTAGTAATTTCTTAAATGCTATAATATAGTCATAGATGGATTTCTAGACCCATCTAAATAAAACAACCTATAGGAGATAAAATGTCAGACGGAAAAGATTTAAAAGGATTTAACGAAACAAAGCCAGCAGGATCATCACCATGGCCAACAGAATCATACACAGAGGCACCAAAAGCTGCATTCCCATCAACTGATAAGTCATCACAAGATGGCGCAGGCGTAAACAACGGCGGTAAGTAATAATGTGTTTTGAATGCGGATGTGAATCAGTAGGAAGTGAAACAGGAATTGTTTCAGCACCTATGTTAGACGTTTCAAGAGATGGAGAAGCAGGTCTTACATTAAATATGACCGCCACTCCAGCGCAAAGAACATCATTTATCAATGAGTGAAAATGGCACAGGTATGGCGACACCGCCAAACAATGAACCAGCAGGCGCAGTAACTTCTCAAGAAGTTGGTCGTAAAAAACCAAATCAAGGAAAGTTTAGATCAGGAATTAATGGTCCAAGGCCAGCAACAAAAATTGATACTAATAAGCATGGCATACGTAGAGAAATAAATCTAGGTGCCAAAAAAACAGGTAGACCTAAGAAGGTTTAATAATGTGCACAAAATCAATATCTAGTTCTTCGGATCTAGATATTGATATTTTAAATACTATAGATGATCAAATTGATAAAGCTGAAGGAACAGGATTAATATAGTGATAGAAATTATTCATAAATCAGATATTGTTGAATATAAAAATGTATTTACAAAAGAAGAGTGTGATTACATAATTTCTTATTGGAAAGATCTTGACGACTGGATATTATCTTGTTTTTACAATATGTATATATTGTCTGGAAATAAACCACATACTCCAGAAGGTGGGCACGCTTTAAGAAAATTTCAATTAAAATCACAAGAATTAGCAGAAAAAGTATTTAATAGAAAATTAAAACAAATAAGTTTAAGTTCTCATAAATGGGAGCCAGGAGCATTTGCGCCAGACCATTCAGATAATACCGAATTAGATGGGACTCCAAATGCATGGCAAGAAAATAAATTAGTTACCATGATTTATTTAAATGATAATTTTGATGGAGGACTCCTGACATTTAGAGACCATGAAATTTCTTTTAAACCAGAGGCTGGATCAGTAATTGTTTTTGATGTTGGAATTCAAAACGTACATGCGGTTACTGAAGTAACATCTGGAACTAGATACACCATGATGGGATCATATGATTACGCAGATAGTGTATACAATGTTGATCTAAAAAAAATTAAAGAAGATACCAATCCTTTAAGAGAAAAGTTAAGAGAAGAATGGGCTAATGGAAAAATTATGCCAAAAGATTCCGCAACCTACTATAAACCAATAAATAAATAATTATGTATACAATAAAAACTATAGAATTTCCTGGATACGAAGAATTAAAAAATAATTTTAATATTTATAAAGATATTTTTATCAATGAATCAATAATTGCTTTTAGAAATGCAAATTTAGACTTTGAAATGCAAACTAAAATAATGCATTTATTTGGTGATAATTTAGGCTGGTATCCGAATTCTTCAAACACCAACCCTTCAGATTATATAGAAGATCATCATAAACACATGAATGATATAAATATTAAAGAAAAAAACTTATTGATGCTTCAATGGCACCAAGAGCATGTTGCACAAGAGCATAACCCTTATGTTAGTGGTGTTTGGAATATGACCTTATTTAAATGCAAACTAGAAACTGGAAAAACATATTTTGTAGATATGTCAAAAGTTTTTAATATGTTTGATGAAACAGATAAAGAATTTATGATAAATTGTAAAATACATTTTAATAATTATAGGTGGTTTAATAATAAAGATTATTACTACTATGTACCAGAAGAGAATCAGATTACAAACAAAGATGAATATGTAACCTATAACTTAGTCTCAGAACATTGGATAACTAAAGAAAAAACTATAAGAACATATTTTTCTATGTATGAAGACACCACGCTTTATAAATTTAAAGATCAAGATCCTTCTATTGATGAAATTAATAAATATAAAGAAATTTCTAATAAAATAAATGATATTGTAAATAATAATGAAAATATAAGAATACAGCACATTTGGCAACAAGGAGACTTGCTGATCCCAGACTTATTTAAATTAGCACATGCAGTAAGTGGTGGGTTTGATAAAAATGAAAGAAAGCTAGAAGGAATGTTTGGCACATTGGAGCCATGGAAAGTAAGAAGTTAGTTTAATATTTTAAAGCGTAATTTTTATCATTACCTAACCAAATCAACATAGTATATCTACTATCTACTATTTTTTTAATTTCATGATCATAATTAAGTTCTCCATTTTGAGACGGAAAACAAAATAAATCCCCACAACGAGGCTGATATTTATATTGTAAATAAGGAAAATGAATTTCACCTTCATTAAATACATCATTTAAATAAATAGAGCAAGTATATTTAATATGAGGATTTTTCCCATAATCATTATCGCCATGAATTTCTAAATATGCACCATCATTTTGTTTTGCTAACCAAAATGAAGAAGGATATAAATCTTCATTAACTTCATATTCAATTTTTATTTTTTCTACACATTTTTCAAAGTATTTTAATACTAAATTTTTAATTTCTCCAAGTTCATCTAAATTAATTGATGATTTATGATAATTATCTTTACCAAACATTTCAATAAAATATTTATTTTCCTGAAAAGATTGAAACTTATTTAAATTATTATCAATATATTTAATTACCTGATATGATTCTGATTTTTTTATAAATTCATTAAATAGTTTTATTGTCATACTATTATTATATCATTTATGGTATAATTTAATTTATGCGTAAATTAATTGATGGCACAGAAATTGAGTCTTACGATACCCCAATTGATTTAACGATACATACAAAAGCTCCAGGAAAATGGCTTCTTATAGATTTAGAGACAGGGCAAGAGTATATTGGGTCAAATGTTTCTACAAAATATGGTAAGTGGAGAAGGATAAAGGATAGGGTGGTGCCTCGTAATAACTAGGGCATGATATAATTAACCTATGAATACAATAGACAACCCATCTGCAGCACACACATCAGAATGCGTTTCATACGCACCAGATGTCCTGTGCATTTGCCAAGATACACCAATTGATGATGTAAAAAGCTTCTACGATATTAGCTTAAAGTCGGCTGACGGAGAAGATAATTTCCTAAAAGAATTTGAAGGTAAGGTAACACTTGTCATTAACGTAACAGGAGAATGCGGTAATGCACCACAATACGGAGTTATTGAAGATTTGTATCAAGAATATAAGAACGAAGGATTTGAAGTTTTAGCAGTTCCAACAAATGACTATTGCGGAGCAGGATTAACATACGGAGAGCATGTGTATGGCTGTGAAGATGCAAAGGGAGCACGTAAATTTGGAATAGATAAGTATAACGTAACATATAAGTTTTCAGAGTTAGTTGAGTCTAACCCTGGCCCAGGCGAGATCATTCCAGGTCTTCCAGGAAAATATGGAGTCGTAAAACCACATGCTATTTATAAGTGGCTAGGATTTCAAGGTTCAAAAAATAAAAATACAAAAAATAACGGCACATTTATGTCTGGTAATTTTGAAAAGTATTTAGTAGATAGAAATGGAAAGCTTGTAGCATATTTTAGAAATGGTGACCTGTTAAACCAGAACCAAGAAAGTATGGAAATGGGCTTAACCGAGGATGGCGCTCCAAGAGCTTCAGTTGCACGTAAAAAGATTACAGATGCAATAGAGAAAGCGTTGGCAGCATAAAAGCCTAAAAAGGTAAATAAAGTATTTAAGGTTGTAGAAGTATGCAAAGATCATTTTGAATTCCCAAAATGCTTCATAATATGAGAGAAAAACATGAACATAAATAAAATTACTGATGATATTACATACTACAACGATATATCAGAAACATTTAGAGAGCAGAAAGAAGCCCTTGAAACGGCTGGCATATGGTGTGTACGTGGTCTTTTAGAGCCATTGGAGAATACCTCTGATCTATGGACAGATTCTGTAGGCAAAGAGCATGTCCAGGGAGATGTTTGGATGCCAGACAACGAGATATCAGACAAAAGAACTTTTAAAGCTGGTAATTTATCTAAATTTGATAAAATAATTAATGAATGTATCAAGGAATATAAAGAGTCTCACTCAATTAAAAAAGAAAATGATCCTATTAGTGCAACAGTTGTTAAAAGAAATAAAAAGGGACACAACTTAAGACCACATTCAGTTGGAGATGGATACCATGTTGTATTTTATTTAAACGATGATTATGTAGGCGGACAGATATCATTCTCAACAAAAGAAGATGTGTCAACCAACCCATTGGTTCACCCTAAATACCCAGAGAACATAGATAAGATAGATGCATGGATTAAGCCAGAGCCATACACGGTAATCATCATGCCATCATCTATTAAGATTACAGAACATGTTATTTCTTCTTGGAACAGGTATACAATTTCAGCAGGTTTTTAATGACTAACGGTAAATATGTAATTTGGGCATCTTGGAACAAAGATTTCCCTATACCAAGCACAAATTAGACCTGTTAATTGCTATTGACTAAATCAATATAAATATTGTATAATAAACACCTACTAGTAGAATGGAAATTAATGAAAACCGTAGGTGATAAATTAGGTAATTTTAATATAATGGGAGTAAAACCTGGAGCCCTTGCTCCTGATGATTCTTCATTTGAAGTAATTAATCAAGACTCATTTCCTGGAAAATGGAAAATTATTGCATTTTACCCAAAAGATTTTACATTTGTTTGCCCAACAGAAATTGTTGCATATGATAAATTAGTTAATGATTTTAACGATAGGGATGCAGTTTTAATGACTGGATCTACAGACAATGAATTTTGTAAACTTGCATGGCGAAATGCACATGATGATCTTAAAAAAACTAATTCTTGGTCTTTTGCTGATACTAATCGTGAATTATCTGGTGATCTTGGAGTTATTACTCCTCAAGGTGTTGCTCTTCGTGCCACATTTATTGTAGATCCAGAAAACACTATACAACACATTACAGTAAATAATCTTGATGTAGGACGAAATCCAGAAGAGGCTTTGCGTGTTTTAGATGCTCTTCAAACAGGAGAGCTTTGTGCATGCAATCGCCCATTGGGCGGAGAAACCCTATAATGTCTTGGGTAGATAGTTTAAAAGATACAATTCCAGATTATGCTAAAGATACTAAATTAAATTTAGATGCAGTAATTAATAGATCAACTATTGATGTAGAACAAGCATCTTATTTGGCTCTGGCAGCAGCATTTGCTACTGGCAATAGTAAACTTGTAGTTTATATTTCATCTAATTTAACTGATGAGGTTGAAAAAAATGCAGCCCTAACTGCTGCCTCAATTATGGCTCAAAATAATATTTGGTACCCATATCTTGAAATGGCAGACGATCAAAGTCTTAAAGGATTGCCAGCGCAACTTAGAATGAATGCAATATCATCACATGGTGGAACAACTAAAGGTAAGTTTGAAGCTTATTCTTTAGTAGCGTCTATTATAGGTAAATGTCATTTTTGTGTAAAGGCTCATTATGAGACCTTAAAGCAAGAAGGGTACACAGTAGAACAACTAAGAGATATTGGAAGAATTGCAGCGGTAATAAATTCGGTGTCTAGGGTACTATCAGCATAAAATAAAATGATACCAGACCTTAGAAATGAAACTCTTAACCTAATAGATGATTTTATATTAGATCATATAAATGATTTTACAAATGAGGAGCTATATTGGATTATAAATGAATTAGAGTCACTGTCTAATACATTTTATAAAAAGTTTAAGCCACTAATCGATGAAGATATAGAGGCCTTAATTGAAGATATTGAGGAAGAATGATAAGGTATTTTAAACTTAGAAAAGCCATGAAAGAAGTAATTAAAAATAATAATGAATTTTTAATGGCATTGGCAGAGTCTGAAAGAAATGAACAGGCATCTAATTTAACATGGGATGAAGATGGTGTATGGAAAGGCTGGACCTATAATAGAGACACAAATAGATACTATTTTGATGACATAGGTAATGAATCTATTACGGGATTATGGGAAAATCAAATTGCTCAAGAGGCTAATGAAACAATTTAAAGCTTATTGTAGATATTGTGAACAGGTAGTTGAAGGAAAGACTACTGCAGTAACCGTACTAGAATCTGGCAATTACCTATATATTGGTGAATGTAATGTTTGTCTATATGAGATAAGAAGAATCTCTAGGCCATGAACAAATTAACCTGCCATGGGTGTCAGAAGTCTGCTAAGTTATTTTTACATGTTATGGATGATAGTTTTATATACGCCCTATGTAGAAAATGTGTAATAGTTCAATTAGACATAGAGCACTATATGAGAAAGAATAATGAATTGTAGGTATGTCTAAAAGACATAGAAATAGACCAGAGTGCGGTACAAGATCTGGATACGATTGGCATAGAAGAGATGCTAAAGAACTTGCTTGCTTAGAGTGTCGCAATGCTGAGGCATTGTATTGGCGGGAACAAAGGATAATCAGGGGCGATGTAATAAGACAAAATAACCAAAGAAGACGTTCCAGATACTTTAGAGCTATAGGAAAAAATACCAAGATATCTGTATTTACAGAAAAAGAAATATTAGATTTATATGGTACTAATTGCCATATATGCCAAAAGCCAATAGATTTAAATGCCCCCAGAGGAGTAGGTAGGCCTGGATGGGAAAATGGACTACATTTAGACCATGTAATACCATTATCTAAAGGTGGAGATAATACTATTGAAAATGTAAAACCATCTCATGGGTATTGTAATATAACTAAGAATGCTACAATTATTAGTAAACATAATACATAGTATATTGATCTAAATTAGTCCAAAAAAAGTGCGGCGAAAAGTAGAAGCTCCCAAGCCAGTACCTGGCCTGACAATATAGTATAATGGATATATGACCTGTAAATGTAATGATGAGCAAAAAACAGGATACGGGTATGATGAATTAAAAGACTTTGATATGGGATATAGAGATCCTAG